GCTACAGGCGCAGGAATCGGAAAAGGTGTATTCTCAATGTTCAATGTCTCGTTGTCGTTGGCAATTTGTAGGCGCAATGTTTGGTTATACTTGCGTGAGTTTCTTTCCCTACGCATTAAGTAGTTATTGTCCTCAACTACAACGGGAACAACCGAGTAACCATCCACGTTATCGTCAACCATCCAAACGGATTTAGAACGAAACAAATCTTTCATATACTTGAACTCACTTTCGGTAAGCCAATTTGAATTAAGATTCAAAAACGTTTTAACGATAGGTTCTCTTTCGGTTAGTGAACGTGAGAATGCCTCGGTGCTAAACGGATTGTCAGTTGTCGCGTTATTGTAGTCACCTAAATATTGCTTGTATCGTTTCTTATCTACTTCAATAGACCTTTCGTTTTTCTTAATGAAAGAATAACTATCCCAACCGCCCATTTGATTAAGCCAATACAAGTGAACTGGGTTATACTTGCAGTCGCTCTCAATCCAATAACCATATTTCGCGGTTATCTCGTTGTCATCTGCATCAACACCTACCAAAGTCCAATAAGCGGTATTATCCGCAGTCGTTTGGTCAGTATAACCACCATTAACAAGGTTCTTTAATCCAGTTGGCAAATGGTACAATGTAGCACTTCCTAATTCAAATGCAATGCTAAACGTACTTATGATAGTTCCGCTTTCACTATACAACTCAAAAAGAAAGTTGTCAATGGTTAAGAACGGATAGTTCTCATTTAAAAACGATGAATCATCTGCAATCCAAGATAAGATTCGGTAGGCGCTATCTTCTTGCCCTGCTACATTTGACCTTGATATCTTTTGCCAGTTGATTACCTCACTTTGCAATGATGCAGGAAGGTTTATTGCTTGTGATACTAACCCATCGTTAAACCCAAGTGTGTTATCGTATGCTTGGGATAATGCTAATGGCTTGGTATCGTTTGTACCCATCACGATAAAGTTCTGTTTACCGCTACCATACACGCACATTAACTGATACGATACTTCATCAGTTGTATCTTCAGTAAATACACCGAGTATATTCCAACCTTCGTAACAACGAACCCTAAAATTATTCACGTTTAACACATCCGATTTCAATGGTGCGCTTATATGAACCAAAACATCGGTTGTATTATACACCATTGGAGTAGGAGTGAGTTGATTAAAGATTGTCTTTAAATTAAACACTCCATTTAAAGCCGCATTAGGTGAAACGTAGAACAAATAAGTATTACCAGCGGTATTGTCACCAACCTCAAATATATATTTAAAGCCATCTTCAGCTACGTTATCCGAAGCCATTGTAATAGCTACATCATTGTTGGAATATGCAAGACCGTTAAACTCGGTTGATCCTTGAGCCGAAAGTCCTGTAATCTTTGTCGTTATCATATTTTTATTTTCTTTGGTAGATTATCTTCAATTATAATGTTGATTTCTACATTTAATGCTTGTAAAAATTTAGGTTCATAAACATCCATTAATTCATCTACCGCATCGCGCCAATAATAAAGCGGAGGTATACCTCTACGACCTATTGCTTTTGCTATTTCATACGCGGCTGATTGAATTTTTTCTGGTGTTTCTTTAATCATTTTACCACTTTGGTCACGTAGTCGAATAGGTTTTATTTTCATCCATTGTACAATGGCAGGGACTGGAGGCATTTTTGAACGCGCTCTTCTTCCTTGTTCTACCACATCGGCATAAACACTTGCTTTACCTTTAGCAAAGAACTCTATTTTTTTAGTTCTTGCATTATAATAAAACCCTAATGATTTTCTTAATGTATCACTCGCAACTGCTCGTCTTTTCTTACCTTTAACGGTACGATATGCACCGAGATTCTGCATTGCCTTTTCGACAACATCAGCACCGAATTGATTAATTAATTCATAAATTGGACTAACCATTGATGAAGTTTAAATAAGCGGTGTTAGCATCCTGAATAAGCAAATCAACAAAGGCTTCAATACCTTTGTCATTTAGTGCAACGCGAAATGAATCATATTCAACACTTTCATCCCACGCAAAGAATACGTTTTGTTCTAACACGTGAATCATTGTTACACCTTCGTCAAGTTCATTTATTACGTATCTCATATGGTTATCTTTACTGATTGTCCTGAAGTTGCCGCAGCAGTCGCGCTACCTGCGTTTACAAAGCCTAATGTCCAACCATCACCCGCTACAAATGTCACCGAGTTAGCGGTATTGGAATAAGTACCTGCAACCGAACCACCTGCTATTGTCAAGGTTAACGCGGTTGAAGATCCGTTCTTAAACAACGTAACTGCTAATGATGCACTTGCGTTCATTGTTGCGGTTGTCCTAACATACAAATGACTTATAGTACAAGCCGATGATAGTGGCAACCTAACTTGAGATTCAGCAGTTGAACCTGCGATGTTTCCGTAACGCGTTAATCCTGCACCTAAACCAGTTGCAGAACCTGTAATAAAGAAGTTAGATGCGGATGAAGTAGCAGGAATAGATTGGTTTTGCCACAAATCAGTTGTTGAGTTATAAGTCAACACTTGACCATTGGTAGGTGAAGATAAAGCGACATCGTGAATTTCGCTTAACTCGTAACCATTTTGAACCCTAACATACATTCTACCTGCTGAACCATTACTTGCAGTTGTTACAAAGCCAAGATAAACAAGGTGATTTGGTGCTAATGGTTTGGTTTTACTGAAACTACCCGCAGTTGCACCCAAGTACACCGCATCCCCATCCGCCCAAGTTGAAGTAGGGAATAAATTAAGACCATCAATTTGACCTTGCATTATAATTAAACCCTTTTGATTAGCACCTATAGAACTTGATAAGACAACACCTATAGTTTGAGCGGAAGTTGCATCACTTGTATTATAAGCCAACTTAACCTTCAATCGGTCTCCTTGACCACCGAATGCGTAAACCGCTTGACCTTTGGTTATGGTTGTGGCTTCTGCGTTTGTTACATATGACAATAATGTATTTGGCGCAGTTCCTATGGCTTGGAATGCATCAGTTGTTGAATTATAAACGCACAGCATTTCAGCACCATCCACAATATCCCCACCGATTAACGCGCCATCGTTGTTCCTGTAAAGTGTTTTAGCACCAAGTGAATTGATGTTTAACGTGCAGGATGTCGTATTGCCAGTAACAAATCGAATTAAGAACGCATCTCCATCACTTAATGAAGTTACACCGCTTATGGTTGTAGTATAAGTGTCAGTTCCTGTAGTTGATCCGTGAGGAATGCCACCACCACCCGAACCACCCGAATAAGGTTTCCAAGTATTGTCAGCCGCCAAGTAATCAGTTGATGCACTTGGTGTATTGGTTGTATATTGTACCTTCTTTGCCATTAGTCGCCGATGTATGGTATATCACACGCATCCCACAAGTAATCCACCGCTAACTCAATCGATAATTGCACACCCGTTAAAACGTGGCTAAATTCCTCAACGAAAGGACTTCCGTTTATTGGTGTACTTAATACAACCGATTCATCAAAGAAGTCGCCTTGCTCCAGCATATTAACAAAGTCACTTGCCAACAAAATACAATCACTTATTGCTTGTTTTTGATACTCGGTCTTTTCGTCCTTATCACGTGGAAGGTCAGCAAAGAACACATCAAACGTGTACGAAAGTTGTCCTTTGTCGAAACTTATTCCAGTTGGTGTAACGTGCATCCAGGGATATTCGGTCTCTTTCTCCAAGTCCGCTTGTGCGATTTGTCCGTGTGTGAACCTTCTTATTAACGCGTGTTGTTCAGCGAATTGCTGAAATTTGCTAACGACTACGTTATAGGTATAAAGTGAAGAAGCTGTTGCCATATATATCAAAGACGCATTTAATTACTTTTTTAGGAGTTGTTTTTGAAAAGAAAAATAATCAATTCGATAAGATAGGTGAGCGAAGATCGTACTGGCTTGTGTTTCGGTTATTGTGTCGAACTTGGTTACATCACGATCCGCTAATTCTTCGATTACGTGAAACCATCCGTAACGTTCGCTCAAGTCGTTTGTTGCGCCACCGCTTCCTTCATCATCGCTATCGCTTTCTCCATCTCCGCCATCATCGTTGTATCTAAATACTCTAGGGAACGAGTCAACAATTCGCTTTCGATATTCGAAAAAAAAACCAACGCACCATTTGCGATTGATAAAGGCATATCATCGAACACCTTTGCATTGGCTAAATGCTCTGCGGTGTAAGATTCAATTTTGTACTTTGAACCAATCTCCGAGTGGATAGGTCGGTAAAGAATAGAT